AAAATTCAAGCAATGAAACCGTTGGGCGGTCAATTTCGTTTTGACATGGACAAAACCGTGCAAGCGTATTGGAAAATTGAGCATGAAGGGAACAAACCATGATTGGATTTATTGCATCGCTGGATGATTGGGCAATCGTTTCCGTTGTTTGGGCATTTTTGGGCGGGATTATGTACAGCGGTTACAAATGGGGCGTTGAGGTTGGCATGGATAAGGGCCATCGAACCGGGTTTGATTTAGGCAAATCGGTCGGCCGCCGTGAAATGACTAGGGAGGATTCAAAATGAGTTTTTCAATGGATGAGTATGTCGATGTTGCCGAACGCATTCGATTGGTAAAAGAAAAATACCCGGATGCAGTATTTCAACCATCCAATCCAGCTAAACCATACGAAATCATTGAGGTTGCGGGCACAACGTTTGTTGTGTACACAGCCGCGTTATATCGTGACCCATTTGATACGTGTCCGGCCATTGCAACGGCATGGGAGGAAGTCCCGGGACGTACACCATTCACCAAAGGCAGTGAGTTGATGAACGCTGAAACAAGTGCATGGGGACGTTGTGCAATTGCATTAGGTATGCCATCAAAGAAAATTGCTAGTGCTGAGGAAGTGCGCAATAGAAGCAACGAAGTGACGGTAAAACCTCCCGGAGTGTTAAAATGGGGAACCAATGAGGTTGTAAATCTAAAGCAAGCCGAACGGGAAGCATATGACCCGTGGGCCGCACCATTGTCCGAACCGGTCAATGATGCAGAACAAACATTTGATGCATGGCATTGCGTACACGGCGACAGGAAAGCAATCGAGGGAGAAAAAAACGGCCGTGCGTTTTACGGTATGGGATGCCCCAAAACTCTTAATTCAGGTGAGCAATGCAAAACACATTGGTTTGTGCTCAATGCCGAGGGTTCATGGGTTCCCAAAATTGAGAGTGTGAAGTGATGGGATACGCGGAAATCGTACCCAGTGAAATCTGTTCAATATGCGGTGAACGCCGTGAATTGGCCAAAGGCCGTTGGCGATATGACCCAAGGTTGGACAAACGTTGGGCATGCGAGGAATGCAAATGAGCGTCATTGTTCAATTGTCAAGGGATGAAGTCCGTTTGTGTTCCATGTTAGCCATTGAACGTTGGTTGGAAACGAGAGGCAATGAGATGGATGCGGCTTACCTTGAGGGAAAAACTAACAATTGGACACAACATCAAATGTTGGCTGAGGTTCGCACCGTTTGCGCTGAATGGGCCGTTGCAAAACATTATCGATGGTCTTGGACGGTTCCTTGGTGGCCAAAGGATGAACACCCAAACCGAAAACATTTGCCGGACGTTGGCGAACGTGGAGAGGTTAGGACCGTTGTATCAGCTACGGCAATCTCATACACCCGAAATGACACGGGCAAATTGATTATTGGATGCAAGGTGATCGATGAAGCCTATTTCTCAATTGTTGAAATCTACGGCACATTTGAGCCTAATTTTGACGATATTTATTTGCAACCAAATGGCAAATACGGGATGCCGGTGATTCAATGTCAGTTATAGAAAATGCCATCAAATATGAGTGTCGCAAATGTAAGAAAATCACCAATCAAATTGAACGCATTGTGACCGACAATTTACCGGGTCACGTTAAAGTGTTGCAATGTACACAATGCGGGGTCATGGGTGTTTGTCTAATGGAGCAACCATGACCATGTTTATGACGGGGCTACTTATTGGCCTACTGGTAGGGCGCATTCTCAGCCTATTGGTTGATTAATAGTTATCCACAGGGGTTATCCACATGTGTCCATAACCTGTTGGAAACGCCCAAGATTTACGCTGATGCTTGACTCATTCGCTACGATGCATAGCGCACGGCAGGGCCCGAAAGGGATAGCCCGGCGGTGTGTTGTGCATCTATTGGCAGGGCTATGTTTATTGCTTATGAGCCCTGAAGCAAGTGCAGTTGAAGTCAAAACAATTCAACATTATGCAGGGCAATTGCTCACACCATTAGAGTTGTATTCAGCTGATATTTTGTGGACTCATGAAAGCAATTGGAATATACATTCACATAATGGATCCCATTGGGGTATATGTCAGGGTCGTAGTGATTACATGAGGCGAGCCAATTACAAACAACAAGTGCAATGGTGTATTAAGTACGCATATAATCGGTACGGTTCAATAGCACTGGCCTTGGAGCATTGGAGAAAATACGGATGGCATTAAGACACGACAACAACACATCAGCATTTAAAAAGCAACGATTAAAAGTATTGGCACGCGATCAATACACATGTACATATTGCGGCAATCCCGGGGCCAGTCACGTTGACCACATTGTCCCCAAGGTTCATGGAGGCGGGGATGAGATGGACAATTTGACCAGTGCGTGTGCGAGATGTAATCAATTGAAGGGTCGTAAGTCCCTAGGCGTTTTTTTAGGGCAAACTTCTGCCCCCCCTGTCTTTCCATCCTCTCTCTCTCCAGTGACGGTCAGTGTGAGCCTTGCGGGGCCGTTTGAGGGGCAATCAAAGCCATGTTGATACCAGTGCCAGCCGATGTCCCCAAGCGCAAAACTGGGGCGCGTAAGAAGGCGATTCCAAAAACCTTAATGGGAGCCGTAAAACCAAGATTGATGAGTCCAGCAATTAAAGGAAAATCCTACGGGCCTGAATTTGCGACATTTTGTGAGTCCGTGGGCTATCCATTGTTCCCGTGGCAAAAATACATTAGCAATGATTTTTTGACGGTCGATAGCACCGGCGCATTCCAAAGGCGTACCGTAGGAATTATTTTGAGCAGGCAGAATGGCAAAACCTTACTAATGGCTTTGCGAATTTTGTTTGGCCTGTTTGTACTGGGTGAACGATCGATTGTAGCTATGTCCTCCAAACGCGGCATGGCTGAAGATACTTTCCGCAAGGTTTGTTCAATCATCGATGCAAATGATTTTTTGCGGGTTCAAGTAAAACTCAATCGTGGGGAAGTTGGATACCGGGGCAACGGTAAAGAGCATCTAGATTTACTCAATGGCGCACGGTATGAAATTGTTGCAAGCACTGTTGACGGGGCGCGTGGAAAATCTGCCAATTTATTGTTTATCGATGAATTGCGCCATGTCAGTGAGGAAGCATGGGCGGCGGCTAAGCCGGTGACAATTGCCATGGGTAACAAGGCCCAAACCTATGTCTGTTCAAATGCCGGGGATGCATTTTCAACCGTGCTTAATGATTTGCGTGACCGGGCATTGTCGTACCCATCGAAAACATTGGGTTGGTATGAGTACAGCGCACCGCCATATTCAAAGCCGACCGACCGGAAAGCATGGGCGGCGGCTAATCCGTCCCTAGGTTTTACTATTTCGGAGCAGGGCTTGGAGGAAGCCCTATCGGTCATGCCAATGGAGAAATTTCTCCCGGAACATTTGTGTATGTGGGTTGCATCATTGTCTAGTCCGTGGCCGTTGGGTGCTTGGGAGGCCGCGGCCGATCGTACGTTATCCATCCCAGTTGGCCCCGATACTTTCATGGCGTTTGATGTTGCAATTTCAAAACGCACGGCCTCATTGGTTGCCGGTCAATATCTGCCAAATGGAAAAATTGCCGTTGGCATTATGCAACAATGGCGAAGCGATACCGCCGTGGATGAATTGCAAATTGCGGCCGATATAAAAACAAATTGGGTGGATAAGTATTTTCCCCGCATGATTATGTTTGACCATTACTCAACCGCGGCAATTGCGGCACGTTTATCAGCTAGTGGATGCCGAATGATCGATGTGTCCGGCACTGAGTTTTACACCGCATCGGCGGCGTTGTTGGAGGCCATTTCAAACAATCGCATTGTGCACATGGGGCAAGAGGGATTTGACACCCAAATGAATGCGTGCGCGGCCAAAACCGTGGATTCGGGTTGGCGCATCGTACGGCGTGCAAGCGCGGGCGATGTAAGCGCGCCGATTTCACTTGCCATGATTGTTCACAAAATGCAAGAACCAATTTCAAAACCAATGGTGATTGCCGGATAGACACGCCCATAAATGGCTAATGTGCCAAATGTCCGTTTTGGGTGGTATGGGGCTATTGTTGTGCTATGGGGATATTGTCTGCATTGCGTTTGGTCAAAAATGAGCCTGATTCATTAACTAGCCAATACAATCCCGCCGTCATGAATTCCGGCTACGGATTAAATTCTTGGAATGACTACGGCATGGGCTATGACCCAATTGGAATTGATTTGGGAAGTGCCATGCAGGTTCCCACGGTTGCAAAATGTCGCAATTTGATTTGTGGCGTAATTGGTGGAATTCCACTCGAGTTGTACAACAAAACAACGGGTGAGGAATTAGGCTCACCAATTTGGTTGGAACAACCCGACATTCGACAACCGCGCAGTGTGACGATCGCGTACACCGTGCAATCATTATTGTTTTATCAGGTTGCATATTGGGAAGTCACTGCAACATATAAGGACGATGGACGGCCCGCACGTTTTGCATGGGTTGCAAATGAAAGAGTCACGGCGAAATTAAATTCATTAAATACCGAAGTTGAGTATTACATGGTTGATAATACACAACGACCAATGAACGGCATTGGGTCATTGGTGACGTTTCAATCATTGCAACCGGGAATTTTAGCAACGGGCGGGCGAACAATTCGCGCCGCATTAGATTTAGAAAAAGCCGCGGCGATAAGTGCACAAACACCGGTTCCAAGTGGATTCATAAAAAATTCTGGAGCAGATTTACCGGAAGCGCAAGTGCAAGGAATTCTTGCCGGTTGGAAAGCCGCAAGAAATTCGCGCGGCACTGCATTTTTAACATCGACGTTAGATTATCAAACAACATCGTTTTCACCCAAGGACATGATGTATGACGAAGCAAAACAATCATTGAGCACTGAAATTTGTAGATTGATGAACGTTCCGGCATACATGGCCAGCAGTGACGCAAACAAATCGATGACGTACCAAAATATTTTGGATGCACGCAAAGAATTTTTTGCATACACACTTGCACCGTTTGTTTGTGCGATCGAGGACAGACTCAGCATGAATGACATTACCAATTCACAAAACGTTGTGCGGTTCGCGGTCGATGAAACATTTTTGCGGGTTGATGCAACAACACGTTTGAACACAATTGAAAAAATGCTCAACCTTGGTTTAATTACATTGGATCAAGCAATGGCCATGGAGGATTTATCACCGAACGGAGATGCATCATGAAATTAACATTTAGCACGCCCATCCAAGCATCGGATACTGAACGCCGCATCATTAGCGGCAAGGTTATGGAATACGGAGCAGTTGGCCAAACGTCAGCTGGTCCCGTTGTATTTGAGCACGGGTCAATAGAGATTCCATCCGCGGCCAAAATTAAGTTGCTTGCGCAACATGAGCCAAACAATCCAATTGGCCGTGCTCAATCATTTAGCACTGAGGGCGATTTCATGTACGGAACATTTAAGATTTCAAATAGCAGTAAGGGCACAGATTATTTGACCCTTGCCGCGGAGGATTTAGTCAGTGGGCTATCCGTAGGCGTTGAAGTTATCTCATCGCTACCCAAAGACGATTACCTCCTAGTGACGGCCGCACGCATGATGGAAGTTTCTCTAGTTGAGAGCCCGGCCTTCCAAAATGCGACCGTCACAAAAGTTGCCGCGAGCGAAAGCGCACCGGAGAACGATCCAACCAACCAACCAACAGAAAGCGAGGCGGTCATGACGACAGCCCCAGAAACACCAGCCCCAGAAAATGAGGAAGCGGCGGCCCCGGTCGTTGAAGCCTCACGCCCAGTTGTGACGGCCTCATACATTGTCGGCGAAGTACGTTCACCAATCAAAACAAAAGCGCAATACCTAGAGCACACAATCAAGGCGCAATTAGGTTCGGATGTATCGCGTGACTATGTACGCGCGGCAGATGCACAGGCTCAAAAAATTGAAGCCGCAAATGATTCATTTACAACCAACCCAGCATTTTCACCCGTGCAATATGTTTCAACAGTTGTTGACACACTTATTGGAGCACGTCCAACAATCGATGCGTGCGGCGGTGCTACGGCATTGCCAGCATCAGGCATGACAGTTTCAATTCCAAAAATCACAACATCATCAACCGTTGCAGTAACGGCAGAAGCGGCAGCACCATCATCAACCGGAATTGTTTCAAGTTATGTGAATGCGACCGTCAATAAATACGCCGGAATTCAAACCTACAGTGTTGAAATTCTTGAACGTGCCGATCCATCATTTTTTCAGGCCATGCTCGCAAATATGCAAAAAGCCTATAACAAGGCAACAGATGCAGCAGTCATTGCCGAAATTGTTTCAGGTGGAACCCTTGGAACAGTTACAACAGCGGATTCAGCGGGCATCATTTCATTTGTTTCAACAGATGCGCCAAAGGCTTATTCTGCAACCGCAGATTTAGCAACAGCGTTTGTTGGAGGAACATCAATTTGGACTCTCCTCTTAGGTGCAACCGATACAACAGGCCGTCCAATTTACAACGCATCAAACCCAATGAACGCCGGTGGCAATTCTGCACCAACATCATTGCGCGGAAATGTTTTGGGCCTTGATTTTTATGCCGATTCAAACATGGTGGCAACATCGATTGATGATTCAGCATTCATCATTGTTCCATCAGCTATTGCAATTTATGAAAGCCCAGTCCTAAAACTGAGCACCAACATTCCATCATCGGGTGAAATTTCGACAATGCTTTACGGATATTTAGCGACTAAAACGCTTGTATCAGGTGGCCTTCGCCGATTCAACGTATAAGCAAAACCCTAAGCCGCTTGCAAGGTTAGGAGGCCCTAGCCTTGCAAGCCTTATAGGAAAGGAAAAACCGTGGCCGCTACTTATACAACGATGCAAGAATTGCGCGATTCATTAGGAATCGGCACGTTATACACCGATCCCCAAGTTGAGGAATGTTGCCAAACCGCGCAGGACTTGATCAATTCATTTTTGTGGTTTAACACGGCTCCAGTTGTTGCCACTGGTACAGCAAGCAATGTTGCAACGGTTGTCATTGCATCACCCGGTCAATTTGTCACGGGTCAATTGATAACGATTACGGCAAGCGGTTCAGGATATAACGGCGTCAAAACAATCACAGGCACGGGCCCCTACACAACAACGGGCACAACAACGTTTTTTTTGCCTACCCGTTACAATTACCCGTTGGGATATCAATACATTCAATTTGCAAATGTTGCAGCTGATGCGGCGATGCATTTGGTTCAACCTTATGGCACTATGGCTGGCCCTGATGATAAAACCGCATCGTATGCGACAACCGCGGCAATCCGTTCGGCCTCACTTATGTTGGCCACTAACATTTGGCAGTCCCGTCAAGCCGTACAAAATGGCGCAATGGGGATCGATGGATACGGTCCGTCCCCGTTCCGCATGTCAAACACATTGATGGCATCAGTGCGGGGCCTCTTAGCCCCGTACCTATCGCCCGCGGCAATGATTGGATGATCGATGACCGCGACGGCACTCACAACATTACGCACAACAATAGCGACAGCCCTAGCCAATGCCGGTGTGTGGAGCACATTCTCATTCCCGCCGCCGGTAATTCTTGCCAATTCGGTGATAGTTGTGCCCGATGATCCGTATTTGGAGCCGTCAAATAATTCACAGGCAATTGCGTGCAAGGCCAATTTTCGAATTCTGATGACGGTGCCCTACCTGGACAACCAAGGAAATTTGAACGGCATTGAATCAACCATTGTTGCAGTGTTCAACAAACTAGCCGCATCATCGTTGGTGTACAACATCAATGGAGCATCAGCCCCGGCAACGTTGGACGCACCAAGCGGCCCCATGCTTACATCAGATTTCAAAATCACAGTGCTAACGGAATGGACATAAAATGAGAAATGAAACGGATGCAGAAAAATTGGCTTGGCTTATTAAAATTGGTCAAGTTGAGGAAACAGCTGAGAAAACAAAAGTTGAAAAGGAAACACCAACAACAACAGAAAACGAGGAATAACAATGGCAGTGTACTTAAATAACAACGTTGGTGTGAAACTTGCAACAGCGGCCGCACCAACCGTTCCAAGCATCGACATTTCAACGTTGGTCAGTGCAGTGACATTGACTCAAACAGTTGATGAAATTGAAGTCACCAGCATGGGCGATTTGGCGCATAAATTTGCGGCGGGCCTACAAAGTGCGACTTTGACCATCGATTTTTTCAATGACTGGGCGGCCTCCCAAGTGATGCAGACATTAAACGCGGCATTTGGTGCAACCATTGCGGTGTCAATGATTACTATCAAAGGCACAACCGTCAGTGCGGCAAATCCAACATACCAATTTTCCATCTTGGTCAACAACCTTACCCCGGTTGGATCAGGTGGCGTCAGTGATGAAGCCTCATCAAGTTTGTCGTTTACAGTCAACACGACCGTAACCGTTTCTCCATCAGTGGCATTCTAGGGAGCAATCATGGCAATTTATTTAAACAATAACGTTGGCCTCAAAATCAACAGTGTGGACATTTCATCGTTGGTCAGTGCAGTGACATTGACTCAAACATTTGATGAAAATGAAATCACGGGAATGGGTCAGTCATCTCACGTCATGGCCAAGGGTCTTGAAGCATCAACATTAACGGTTGATTTTTTTGACGATTGGGCCGCGTCATCGGTCATGCAGACATTAAATAGCGCGTACGGCACAACGGTGGCGTGTTCAATGATTGCAGTTAAACCAACCGTATCAGCTACAAACCCGACATTTTCATTTTCAATTTTGGTCAATAATTTGACCCCAGTTGGAAGTGGAGGCGTATCCGATGAGGCCGCGTCTAGTTTGTCGTTTACAGTCAACACAGTAGTGACACAATCCTATGTAACAGCATTCTAATCTAAGGGAGCAAAATAATGGCACGCATGAAAATCACTAGGGCCTCCGGGGAAACGATTGTACAAATCACCCCCGTGGTTGAAGTTGCGTTTGAGAAGTACACCGGCAAGGGCATACATAAGCAATTCAGGGATGAAGAAAAACAGTCGGACATTTACTGGCTGGCGCACAATTGCCTATCCCGCATTGAAGTCATTCCCCCGTTTGGTGATGAATGGTTGAGCACTCTCATCTCCGTTGAAGTAATGGATGACGAGCCCGGAAAAAAATAGAACGGGGCTCATTTACCTATCTAGTGGCCTCACTAGCATTGGAAATGCACATCAGTCCCGATCAAGTATTGGCCATGGATGAACGTATGTTCAAGGCAGTTTTGCAAGTGTTAAACGATCGAGCAAAGGAGCGAGCAAATGCCAGCCGTAATTCACGGGCTCGTAGAAACTAAGCGCGCATTGCGTGAATTTGCACCAGACTTAAAACGTCAAGTGGATAAAGAGGCCCGGTCATTTCTCAACGTTATGGTGAGAGATGCTCGGGGTTTTGTACCGGCAACGGGTGACATGCTTTCAGGTTGGCAAATTCATTCCAAGGGTAAAAAAATTACGGCACAAACGTCAGCATTTAGCACGCGGGCGTTTCCAATGTTTCAAGCATCCGAAATAAAAGCCGGATTGGTTAGAAAAGTTGGTGGATTTAAAACAAGCAAACGGGGTTTTAAGGCTGAATATGCCCTACAAAATAAATCTGCCGCGGGTGCAATTTATGAAACGGCTGGTCGTGTCAATCAGGATGGGTTGCCATGGGGCGGGCCAAAAGCCTCACCAACCGATAGAAAAGTTTCACACTCACGCAATCCAAAAGCCGGTAAACAATTTATTGATCGATTAGACCAAACCGACAATTTTCGCCCCATTCATGGAAAACATGAGGGACGTTTGGCATTTCGTGCGGTTGAAAAAGATAATGGTAAAGCAATCCGAGGAATTACTGATGCAGTTTTATCAGCTGAAAAAACACTGCAAACAAGACTTGAAGCCCGAAAAGCATTTGGAGGTTCACTATGATTAACATACCAATCATTTCGACATTCAACGCTAAAGGTATCAATAAGGCAACCAAGTCGTTTGATAAATTGGGGCGTAGTGTTAAAGGCTCATTGGGACTCATTGGCATTGAAGAATTTGGGCGGCGATCAATTCGGGCATTTGCTGAAAATGAAAAATCGGCCGCACTATTATCAAACACACTTAAAAATCTAGGACAAGATTTTCTCGCCACAGGGGTTGAAAAATTTATAGGAGATTTGTCATTAGCATCCGGTGTCATCGATGATGATTTAAGAAAAGCGTTTCAGGGTTTATTTATTGCAACCGGTAGTGTGACTAAGGCTCAAGATGCATTAAAATTAGCATTGAATGTCAGTGCGGGCACGGGTAAAGATTTAAAAACCGTTCAGGTGGCATTGTCTAAAGCATATTTAGGTAACACAACGTCATTGACACGTTTGGGAGCGGGATTATCTAAAGCAATTTTAGCAACCGGCGACATGGAACAAATTACAGCCGAATTGTCAAAAACATTTAAAGGCGATGCAAAAATAAGTGCGGAAACATTAACAGGTTCAATTGATCGCATGAAAGTATCTTTTCAAGAAGCACAGGAAGTCATTGGAAAATCAATGATTGAGTCATTTAAAAAGTTGTCAGGTAATCAAGGGATAGATGGAGCGCAAAAGGCAATTAAATCAATTGGTGATGAAATATCCAACATGATTTTGGGCATTGGTGACTTAATTACCGCCATTAAACCGTTATTGCCAATCCTTGAAGCGGTCGGATTTGCAATGTTGGCAATATCAAATCCATTTGCGGCCGCGGCCGTTGGTGTTGCATTAATTGCGGGAGAAACACACAAATCAGCTGTAAAAGCCTATTACTCACCGGACAAACCACAACAAGGCCGGCGACCATTGGGCCCAAATCAAACAAAACCGGTTGTTGGTGTTCCATCTGGTGTTAAACCAGCCGGTTCGGGTGCGGGTATGTCGGTTACAGGGGCAACGGATTTTTATACACCTATGCTTAAAAAAATTGCGGATGCGGCGAAAGCCCAAGCCGACAAAATAGCCAAGGCTAAAGCCGATGAATTAAAACTATTGAAAGACAAAAACAATCAAACGTTGCTCGAAGCAAAAATGAAAAAAGACCAAGCCGCATTGGATGAATTAAAAAAACGATATGACACCGAACGTTTAGGATTAGTTGCCGCATTAGCCAAGGCAACGGATGAGGACACACGGCGCAGGATTCGCGATCAAATCACTATTTTGGACGGCACGGCCAGCATTGCACAAAAGGCATTGGATGAAATGGACAAAGCCCAAGCCGACAAATTGGCAAATGAATTAAAAGCGGCGTTAGCATTGGAAAAATTATCATTGGCCGCCGATGGCGCAGGGAAAGAATTGGGCAAGGTTCCGGGATGGTGGGATAAATATACGACACCACCAAAAAACCCAGTTGTGCCAGTTGTGCCAGTTGTGCCAGTTGTGCCAGTTGTACCATCAGGCCCCGGCGATGTAACAGACACAAATCCGCCGCGCGTGGGCCCAAATATAAATCCCGATTTTAGTGGCGGCGGTCGCTCCGTTGCCAGTAGTTTCAATCCTAATTATCAAACAAACATGGGAACAGATGTTTTGGGTACAGGTGCTGGGGTTCCCCGAATTGGTGACGTGTACATTGATAATTCAATCCATGTTGGAGAAGGTGGGACAGTAGTTGATCCAACAACCGTCACCGAAATTGTTCGAAGTGCCGTGCAACAAAATAACCGCTACGGATCATCGATGCAGTACGCGGGGAATATCGCCGTATGACCGTCCCAACGCTTAACGTCAAAATCAATTTTAGCGAAGGCCCCGCATTTGGTGTTGGGTTTGTGCTGGACACTGGAATTTTGGACACGGATGTTTTGGACACAACCACGGGGCTAGTTGTAGATGTTTCAAACATAACGCAATCGGTGCGAACCAAACGCGGCAGGGATGCCCAAGCCGATCAATTCCAAACTGGCACGCTTGAATTGAAATTGATTGATGAAAACGGTAATTTTAATCCCCAAAACCCGTTGGGACCCTACAATTCATATTTGACGCCAATGCGCAAGGTTGTTGTGTCTGCTACTTATGGAGCAACGACATACAACATTTACAGCGGATACATCACCAGCTACACAACCAACATCCCCAACAATGCCGATGGACAAACCTTGGCCATCACAACCATCACATGCGTGGATGCATTTAGATTGGCCCAAAACGCTCAAATTGCAACCGTGACGGGAGCCGTTGCCGGTGATTTAAGTGGCACGCGCATCAATCAAATTTTGAACCAAATTGGTTGGCCTCCATCAATGCGTGATGTTGACGCTGGATTGACCACGATGCAAGCCGACCCAGGAACAGCCCGCACATCATTGGCGGCGATGCAGACCGTTGAAACTAGCGAATACGGTTCACTCTATGTTGGCACCAATGGATTCTTTACGTTTCAGGATCGATCCGCAACCATAGGCGCGGGAGCACCCGCGGCCGTTGTGTATAACGACAATGGCACCGACATACCCTATTTCAACGCCGTTTGGCGCACGGATGACACCCTTGTCTATAACGAGGCCAACATCACCCGCACGGGTGGAACCGTTCAAACAGCTAGTAATGCGGCATCAATCACAAAGTATTTTTTGCACTCATACAATCAACAGAATTTGCTAATGGAAACCGATGCAGTGGCCTTGAATTATGCCCAATGCTACGTCGCAAGCCGGGCAGAAACATCGGTGCGTTGTGATGCAATTGAATTGGATTTGTACATGTACACGCTAGGCGATGGAGGCACTGAGGCCGCATTAGGTTTGGACTATTTCGACCCGGTAACAATTACAACCGCAATGCCGGGTTCAACATCGATCACCAAAACATTGCAAGTGTTTGGGGTTGCAATGGATATCAGCCCAAACAAATGGCGCGTGACGTTGCAGACACTAGAACCAATCATTGATGGGTTCATCCTTGATTCCACGTTGTACGGCATACTTGACACAGGCGTTTTAACCTACTAAGGAGCAAAAATGGCAAAACAAACATACACGGCGGGGCAGGTGCTAACCGCCGCGCAAATGACCACGTTGCAAGCAAATGACTACAATCAAACGGTGAGCGCAAAAACGGCCTCTTACACCCTAGTTGCCGCCGATGCGGGCACAACAATCACAATGAGCAACGCTGGTGCAACAACAATCACGGTCAACACCGCATTGTTCACAGCTGGTGACACTCTCAAAATTCTAAACATTGGCGCGGGTGTCTGCACCGTAACCGCTGGAACCGCAACCGTTTCATCGTCAAACCCATTGGCATTAAATCAATACGATAACGGCATTTTGTATTTTACATCGACCGGCGTTTCGATTTTTACGGCGGAGGGTTCGGCGGCAACGTTGACAGCCACTCAGACACTCAGCAACAAAACATTGACATCGCCAGCAATCAACGGAACAACCGCACCCGCGTCCGTGGCAAGTATTGGCACAGATGCGGCGAATGGAATTCAATTATATTCTCAGGGCAATCAAGTAATAAGAACCAACGGCGGTTCAGGCGGCGTCAATTATTTTGTAACCAGTGTTGCACCATTTGGAGCAGGAACAACAGCCAAAACCGCAGCATTTACATTGGCCGCGAATGAAAATTGTATTGTTTGTACTGGAACCGCCAGCATTACGGTGACATTGCCAACGGGCACCGTGACAGTTGGAACGGCAAACATTGGGCGAACCTTACTCATTACAAACCGTGCCGCGTTCACCGTTGTAAGCGCATCGGCAAACGTTGTGCAAAAAACAGGAGGGGCGGCAACAACCGCAATTTTGCCCGCTACTTCCGGCGCATGGGCAATAATGGTTTTGGATTTTACATTGGGCTGGACAATCGTTGCTAGTGGTACATAATGAAATCTCAAAACGGTTGGCCCGTATTACAAAATCATGACATTGGCATCAAGTCATTTGAGGTTCCCGGGACAGGGATTACATTGCGATGCGCCGAAGCCGTTGCTCCATTGTTGATTGGCTTAGCTGCTGAATTTCACAAATACATTGAGCCGATCGATGGAGGACAGCCCGATGATTGGGGCTATGCGCATCGCATGATTCGCGGCGATGAGAAGGTGTGGAGCAATCATGCCAGTGGCACGGCCATTGATTTGAACGCCTCATTGCACCCATTGGGCAAGTCAGGGACATTTGATGCCAAGAAGGTTCCAATGATTCGTGCCTTAACCAAAAAATACGGATGCATTTGGGGCGGGGATTACAAAAACCGCAAGGATGAAATGCATTTTGAAATTGCTATTGATGCGGTCAAGGCGGCCGCGTTGATTCAAAAACTGAATGGAGCACACAAATGAACCCAAAGTTGAAAGCCGCGGGATTGTCTTATGTTCGGGCGGCGTTGGCCTCCGTTGCCGCGTTGTACATGTCAGGCATTACAGACCCAAAAACATTGATGAACGCCCTCATCGCTGGATTCATTGCGCCGTTATTGCGTGCCATTGACCCCAAAGATTCAGCCATTACCCTAGGCAAAAAGTAACGTGGAGGCCCAGACATGGGTGGCCTTGACCGTAGGCATCATGGCCATCTTGTCCGGGTTCTACGCAGGGGTTAAATTTATTGTGCGCTCAATCATGCATGAAATAGGGCCGAAAGCCAACGGCCAAAGCCTGAAAGAACAAGTGAACAGGCTGGAAAAGCGCATCGATCACATTTACGCGCTCATGACAGAAAACTAGACACGCCGCCGTTCATCTTGTCCATGTCGTTCATGTTGTGTATCCTAATGCAATCGCCGTTTGGTGATACTTAGGAAAGGGCCTCACATGAACGCTGAAAAAGAATTATTGCTTGAATTATTATTGGAAAAATACAAAAAAACAGTAACCCCTAATGTTGACCCACAAACTCAAAAAACAATTCGCCGCAGGATTCACACAAAAAAACACCGTTGGAACCCTGAAAATCGCAAAAACAGCAATGAAAAATGGACACAAGAACAAGATGATTTGTTGTTGTTTCGTTGGCATTGTGGGGATTCATTCAAAGGAATTGCAGAAATCTTGGGGCGCAGTACGGGCGCGGTTGAGATTCGTTTCAGACAAAAACTCAACCCTGATTTGAAAGGTAAAAACAACTCATGATTCAACCAACATATTTGAGTACAACACAAATGGCTAAAATGCTGGAGATTTCATCTAGCACATTGCGCCGAATGGTACGCGAAGGCAAAATTCAAGCAATGAAACCGTTGGGCGGTCAATTTCGTTTTGACATGGACAAAACCGTGCAAGCGTATTGGAAAATTGAGCATGAAGGGAACAAACCATGATTGGATTTATTGCATCGCTGGATGA